AGACAGGAAGGATTAACGATGAGATTTTATGTTCCCCAACTTATCTTGCTCATACTGTTGCTAGCATCAGACAGATTTGTCTGGCTTTCAAAAAGATTGAGCTACCTTGCACCCCTAAAAGGGAACGCATGGCGTTGGAGAGCTTCATCGCGAATGAGGACTCCCTTAAGATGTTCTCGTTGTCACGAGAAGATGTCGCTTGCTTCGCAAGCGTCTCTTTTGTGCTTTGGAATCGTGTCCTACGCGATTTACGCGTGGACATCTTGGTCCCTAGGCACGGTCCCGGACAAACCGCCGAACGCATTTCTGGAAATCAGAAATATGTTTGGCGACGTTGGCATGATCGTCTCGAGCCTTATTTCCCTCTTATTGATTCTGCATATCCCCCACTCAGTGGGGAGTTTTGCACTTCATCTGAGGAGCTCGAAGTGGTTTCGATCATTCCAGAGGACCAAGAGCAACCCGTACGGGTAACTCCTGTTCCAAAAACTCTTAAGGGCCCACGCATCATTGCTATTGAACCTTGTTGTATGCAGTATGCACAACAGGCGATCCGTGACGTTCTTTATGATCGTCTCGAATCGGTTTTTCCCTTCTCTGGTCACATTAATTTTCGTGATCAGAGTAAGAATCAACGTTTAGCTTTGATGTCTTCATGTGACGGTCAATATGCGACCATTGATCTCTCGGATGCTAGTGATCGAGTTCCACTCGGTCTTGCTCTGAGTATGTTCGATTCTAATCCGGATCTCCGTGATGCAATCGATGCATGTCGCTCGAAGAATGCGTCTATGCCAGATGGGACTATTGTCTCACTTAGCAAATTCGCATCTATGGGTAGTGCTCTGTGTTTTCCAGTGGAGGCCATGTACTTTTACACAATTTGTGTAATGGCCCTGCTGAAAGAACATAACCTTCCTGTAAGTCGAAAGAATGCAGAACTTGTTTCTTCCGACGTCTACGTGTACGGAGACGACATCGTCGTTCCCGCACATGCTGCGGCTACGGTTCTAGATTACCTTGAAAAGTATAATTGCAAGGTAAATATCGCTAAGACTTTCTATCGCGGAAGCTTTAGAGAGTCGTGCGGAACGGATGCTTTCCTTGGATGTGAGGTTACCCCCACATACCTTGGAACGAAACCGCCACAGAACCGGCAGCAAGCTTCGGAGCTAATCTCTTGGACTGCTACCGCTAACTCCTTCTTAAAGAAGGGGTATAAACGTGTAGCACATCTCCTCTTCTCGCAAGTGGAGAAGTGTATTGGGCCTTTGCCCACTATACTAGAGAATTCGCCCGTGCTTGGCCGTATTTGTTCTTGGGAGCCTACTTTTGTTCCTAAAAGGTTCAATCGTAAGTTCCAACACATGGAAATATTGTGTTGGGTTCCAAGTCCGGTTTATCGCACTGATAAACTGGAAGGATACGGCGCTCTTCAGAAATGCCTTTCTCGCTTAGAGAGACTTCCGTCTCTCGCAGCTCGATGGGAACACTTCTGCCTTAGTTCATCCTTCGACTTTGATTTATTCAAACATCTCATTGTCGAGTTGGATACTAAGCATTTAGAGCGTTCTGCACTTCACGGCGAAGTTGCCATAAATCGCCGTTGGGTCCCGGCTTCATTAATGTCCGGGTATCGCCAGTAATATCGGCGCCAGTGGGGGATCCCGCCAACGAATGTTGCCGACTTGATCGGGGAAAGGCC